CTCCTCCTTTTTATCTTCTGCCTTTTCCTTCTCGTCCTCGGCTTTCTCCTCAGCCGCTTCCTTCTTCTCTTCCTTCCTGTCGTCTTCATCGTCGTCAGAATGCTCAATTACGATGTTTTCGCCATTGAAGAGAAGCGCGTCGAAATCGTCGCAATCCTCGTCATAACTGTGTTCGAAGGAAAGTTCCTCAATTCGAGCACCGGGATTTGCCCCAGCAAGGCACAGACTAACCTCACGGATCATACCATGGATCACATCTCCGCCCTTCTGGACAAGGTTATTAGCATAAATAGAAAGGGCCCTTACATCACCATGCTTGACAAGCTCTTTTGCGTTCTTGCCAGACGTGGTTTCGTTAAAGTACCCATAAGTGTAAACACCGTCTTCACGATTTTCCAGAATCGCATGTCCCAGCACCTTGCCGGGATCGTCATGCTTGTGCGCCCATACCAGCGGTACTTTCATACCATCGCAGTCAATAAAGGCGTCCTTTCGAATCGTTCGACCGTCTGCACATTTAAGATTATTTTTAGTGGCATAACCACCAAAGTCGAACTTAGGCATTTTAATTTACCTCCAAATAGTAGGCTTAGGCCGTGTTCGGTGATTCAAGCAAGCGGTTCAATTCCGAAATTGGCATCTGCGCTATTGTGTCTTCAGAGTGCTGTCTTTCTTCTTTTTCACTGCCATTTTGAATTACTGGAACAGAAGCCTGGGTAGAATCATCTTGATTAAGTCTCCTGTTTCTCAGCTCATCTGCCTTAGGGTCCTCCGCGGGCTTAAAGCCAATAACAGAACGTACCTCATTCGGCGTAAGCACTTCATTGCCAACGAACTTCTCAGCAATGTCAGCGATTTTGCTTGCCGGAACGAGTTTGAACGGTTCGGACGAGAAGATTATAGAATGCCCTTGCGTCCGCGCCGTCTTTGTCAAGAACTTTCGCTTCATCTCGTCCACGATTGCGGACAGAATCGGCTCAACCGTTCTGGTTGAATAGTTAATCATGGCATCCTCACTGGCAGTACCATTCAGTATTTCCGGTGTAACGCCAAGCTGTGAATAGAGCATATTCATCAGATACTCGATCTGATTAAGAAGGTTATTTTCCACAGGTCGATTGAGCTGTGTGATCCGCTCTGTACCATCTGTATATGCGATACCGTACTTCGATCCAGCCAATTGCATCTCGATGTCCTTACGCCGCTCCTCGGCCTGCTTTTTACGGGTTGGAGATTTAACAACGTAAGGAAGCTGAATGATCAAGTCGAGTTTGCCGGAGCCACTCTGCTCGTCCACAGCGTCCAGAATGTTCAGTTTTCTGATAAGGCGCTGCAGGGTTGAGTTCGGTTCGTTCATAACCATGTAGAAGGGATTTTGAACAATAGCAGCCATTCTCTTCGGAACCTCAAGTTCTTCCTTCTGGCCAGTCTGTTCATTGTAAATGGATACAACAATAGACTGCGGACGCCACTGAACAATCTTTGCGACCCGCATAGAAGTTATATCATACGAGGTGGACTTTGATGGATCAACAGTTGTATCAGTAGGCACGATTGCCACACAACCGTCGTCAAACAAAGAAAGAACCGCGTCCTGTATAAAGGCGCGGCTTGTTTGGTCAACATTTGGCTCAAGTGTCAGACAGTTGTTGAGACCATCAAGAACTTTTTCCTTAAATCGACCATTCTCATCCAATTTCACATGCTCTATTTTATTGCTGGCAACGTCCATTGCAATTCGATTGTATATCGCCGTAATCAGAGAACGGTCGTTGCCAACCCTAAGCCTGATTTGATCTGGCCTGTAATAGCTTGCAGGCCCAGTGTAACTTAAAGGGCGATCTCTACCCCTGAAAGCGTTCCAGCTATGCTGGAGACGTTCAAAAAATGTTGGCATTATAATACGCCTCCATATAGCTTATTTACCTATTAGCAAATCTCAAAGAACCACTTTTATCTTTTTGAACTGAATATTGATTTGTTAATGTGGCAGTGCCGCCTGGACCATACACTACACGTTCTCTTATTCCCTCTCCTAAACCTCCCGTTAATAGCGCACCTATAAATTGCTCTCCATTTCTTACAGTTTGCCTATATTTAGGAGTTCCAATTACACTGTACCCTTGATTGTGAGCTGTACTTAACGCTTTCCATATTTTTTCTTCTGCTTTTTTAACGTTGGCTTCAGAAATATCTAAATCCTTTATATTTCTATTTTGAAGATCTACTATTTTTTTCCATTTTTTACTATTCCTAAGACCAGATTCTTCAAACTTTTTTGTAATTTCATTAGCATTTCCATCAAAAAGATCGCGCTTACCGGTCAACTTTTCATATTTATTTAACGTTTTTCTATTGAGCTTATCATACTTTCTAAGAGCTTTATTTTTATCGCCTATAGAATAAGCATATTTTTTTTCTAAACTGTTTAACGTTTTCTCTACTTTTTTTGAATTTCCATAATATCGTTTTAAACCAGCTTCTGTTAAAGTTCCATCTTCATTTTGATAACGTCTTATTCCCCATTTTTGGCCTTTAATGCCATGATGATATAGCTCATCGGTTACAGGGTAGCCGGAAATATAGTATGTAGCCATAGTAAATCATCTCCATTACGGCCATTCACCAAGCGGAGCCTCAAGTTTTTCGGATACCGCCGTACAGAACTGCATACCGGTAGAGTCATTCTCGAAAATCTCTCTTGCAATATCCTCGGCCAATCCGGTCCAATTTCCATTATAATCAGACAGATCGTCATCAAAGAACTGAACTACCTCCGGCTTGAAGCAGACATAACCGTGGGAAACACCATCCGGGAACACACGATTCTTAACACCTTCGACAACCGGGTTCCCTTCAAAAATCGTCTCGTAGAGCGTAACGCCAGGGTTAACGTCATTATTCTCTTCATCATACAGGGCAATCTTAACGATAACATTACCAAACTCTTTATAGGTAGATATTACCCTGTCAAGCGCTTCAAATTTCTTGTGATTCCGGACTTCGATATTCAAAACGTAATCTGATTCGCCTTCTTCATCGACAATCAGATCATTTACATTAATATCGGGGTCAGCATTAAACAGTGCCTGCACCTTCTTTTGAAAAGTGTACCAGGGAGCTTCGATATGCATTTTCATCATTTTAATTCCTCCGTTATTCAAAGTCGTCCTTATGCAGCTTATAAGCTACATAAGCATCCATCATCGCGGCAACTGAGTCGATCTTGTCCTCGTGACGCTTCTTTAAAAGTTTTCTGTTTCTATTTGTATCCTCAATGGTTATGCAGTTGCCCATACAATAACTCATGAGCTCCTGGTCAAATAAAAGAAGCCGCTCGTGAGCCAATTTCTTAAGCTCTCCAAGCGGAACGGATTCGGTCTTTGCACCCTGTATAACCTTCTCGATCCCAAATGGTCCATTTTCAGTCTGCCATCGTTCGACAAACTCTCTAGCGTTATACGGGTCAAAACCAAACGCTCGCACATCGTATCCGCAGTCCTCAATAAACTTGTCAAGATCCTCATAGACCTCCGTCATATCGAGAACTGTCCCCTCAAGTACGATAAGGCTACCCTCACTCATGAATTCCTCGTATTTCTGATGAATGGCGGAAGGTAGTCTATCAAACGTGAGAGATGTAATATAGCATCTTGTAATTACACCGAATGATTGGTCCTGCAAAGGGAACAAAAAAGTAAATGCACAGAAGTCGTCGCCCATTGACAGATCAGCACCTAGAGCACACGGCATAGACCAAAAGTCCGTTCGCCTATGAGAAGTCTGTATTTCATCATAAGTGAAGAAATAGGTATAACCTTCCATTGGGATGCCAAACCGTTTAGCCAAAATATCGTTTCGCTGGGACGGCGCGTGTTCCATGCGTTCCACATCGAGCTGATAGGTCTCATAACTGACGGTCTTTCCGATGTTCGGATTGGCCTTGATCCACATGTCAGGATTGCCAACCTCTGAAATGTCGTCAAGGCGATAGTACCAAATGGAAACGTGAGGATTTTCATACTTACCTTTAAGTATGTCCATCAATTCCATTTTGATTGTATCACCTGCTGCATTCCTGACGGTACCTTCTGAGCTCATGGCAATAATCACATAATCCTCGATACCGCCCTTTGCAGCGCCCTGTTCAAGAGCACCGATAACATCCTCACGAATGTCACCGGAAAGCCATTCGTCGACCGTGCAGATCTTACACCGTAGACCCTGAAGCTTATCCTTATTCATCGGGCGAACCTCAAGAAGTGAGCCAGTCAGAAAATTCTGAATACCCTTCTTGGTTGAGGCCAGTTTGACGCGCTCAATTCTCGAACCTGTTGTATTATTAATCGAACCATTTGTCAGGAACTTAAAGTAAGGTCCGGGAGCTCTTGTGATAGCCGTTCTAATCGGTGATATTACCTCTTCAGCCTGTAGCATCGTTGGGGCTGTCGTGATCTGATGCGTAGTAGATGTGTCAACGTTTAGAAAGAAATTCTGTATCGTCGAACCATACATCGACTTTGCCGCGCCACGAGCTACGATCAAATATTGTTTGTTGATCAGACGTTTCTTGATCATGCGCCTGACATAACGTCCCTGCCCGCCGTGCTTCGACGGCTTATACACGCTTCTTTCGACGAAATAATACCAGCCAAATATCTGCTCGGCCCATAGCTTAAATGAATCCAACAAATGAAGCGGCGTACCGTCGGTCAGAGTCAGCTCATTCTCGCAGAACTTGACATAACCTTCAACCGCTTTGTCATCGTAATAAATACCAGGATTGGCGATTAGCTTGTCAATCCGGTTCATCTCCATTTCTATTTCTCGGCAGACATGGATGTCGCCTCTAAGTACGGCATCGCGAAATCTACCATAATAAATCGGCGTTGCCGTATTTGAAAGTGACATAGATTACCTCTTATTAGCCGTCAATATTCCCGTCAAAGAACAATTCCGAGACAGTTATCTTGCTGCCTTCCTCCGCAAGTTGGAGCGCTCTCCGCTTTGCAACATTAAACTCTGCTGTTTTTCTTAACTGTGTCATTGAATCCTTGTAATCAGCATTTCTAATTCTCGCATTTCTGAAGATATTCTCAACAAGCTGTTCAACTTCTCGCTTTCTTTCGGTAGTTAGGCGATTCTGTGCATTAGTTTCAGCCGTTCGGCGAATCTCACTCAGTCTTTTAGTTCTTTCGTCACTTCGCCTTTGTGCTTCTGCTTTTCTGGCCGCAATAACTTCCTGAGCGTTCTTTCTATTCAGATCTCTCTGAGCGTCTCTTTGCTGCTGTCTTGCTTTTTCAAGGGAAGATTCACTTTCTTTATTAGTCGCATCTTGTTTTCTTGAGCTCTGCTCTTTTTTCGCTTTAGTATCATCTTGACTCGGTTTAGGCTTGCCAGTGGCCGAGTCCCTGCTCTTTTTCCACGCATTAAGATTGTCAAGCTCTTCCCTAGAAAGTTTGTTTACATCAATTGTATCCTCATTCTCATAGGTGCGTTTCATATTTTCAGCTTTCTTGAACTTTTGCTGAATATCGAAACGCTTTTCGGCATTTTGAATTTGAGAGATAGTAGCCGTGGAATCCGCTAGCACGTCAGCAAGTTCACGCACTGCTTCGGCCTTCTCGCCAAACACTTTTTTGGTGAATGCCTCTATTCCTTTTGAAGCTATCGTTTTTGCGCTAGTTTCTGCAATATCTAGCACAACTTTTCTTCCTCGAGATACGAGCTCGCTTCTGTTCTTATTCTTTGCTTCCCTAAAAGTATTTTCGGCATTTATTCTTGCCAATCTGTTTTTTAGTTCTTCGTCGGTCATCATCCACGGGTGCTTGTCTTTACGTTTCTGTGCTCGGTAATCCATCCTCTTTTTAACACTAGCACCAATTGCCTGGCCAGCTTTTGATGCGCCGCTGCCAACTACTTTAGCTGCTTTTCCAACGCCGTAATGTATTCTGCCAAGCGCAGTTAAAGAGCCATCCTCGTTCTGATAACGACGGAGCCCCCACTTTTGGTTCTTGATTCCATGATGATAAAGTTCATCCGAGTAAGGGAACCCGGAATAATACCAATTCATTTTGATTTCACCTCACTCGTAATTTGGGAATAAAAAAAAGCTCCTCTTCGTGAGGAGCGAAAATCTATGATCTTTAATTATTCGTGATCATCCAGCTTGGCGTTTCATTTACAATAGTTAATGTGCAGTCAAACACCATTATATGGAACACCATTCCTTCGGTAACAGATAAATGATAACCCTCATAAGAAAAACTATCGAATGCCATTGATTCCCCATTTGGAAAGCTCGCTGCATCCTTAAAAATCTCAATGAATGCACTTGGATCTGCATCAGATGTCTTCTTTACTCGTATGTTGTAA